CTGCGGCGAGTTGTTCCCCGTGCGTCCCAAGCCGCTGCGCCTCCTCCATCACCTGAAGCGGGGTCACGGCATCCTCGGCAAGCGACGTGCCCTTGAGCGTGGCCTGCTCGGACACGGAGCGGGCAAGTGACTTCATGGCGTCGTCGCCGATGTTGTCCACGAAGGACAGCGCCCTCGCAGCCTTCGCGCCCTTGGTGGCGAGTCCCATCGCCGTACCAGCGCCCAGCAGCAGGTTGGCCGGGTCGAGGACGGCCGACCCCAGCAGGTTCAGGACCCAGTTGTTGGAGTAGCCCGCCCCGTTGACGACCATCTGGTCGAGGAACATCTCGTCGGTGATCTCACCGGCCTTGTGCGCCTCGCGGAGCGCGAGCAGTTCCGGGTTCAGTTCCTCGTCCGGGGTGTCGTACATGCGCTTGATCGCATCACCGGGTCCACCGGCCCAGCCACGCTGGATCATGTCACTGGGGATGCCCATGATCCCCAGTGTGTTCATCAACTGGTCGCCAAGCGAGGAGGAAGGCCCAAGTGCGCGGAAGACGGCGCTGACCTCGCCGCTGTCGATCCGCTTCTGCCATGAGTCCTTGTCGTAGTCCCCGATGGCCTTCATCAGGCTGAACGGGTTGCCGTCCCACTCATCGAGGAACTTCTGGCGGTCAGCCTCGGGCATGGAGAACAGCGTCCCACCGGGGACACCGCCACCGGGGAGGCCGGGGATGGCCGGAAGCGCACCAAGGATGCCAGCAGCAGCGTCGAGCGGGACTTGCGCCCCACGGCCAAGGAACTGGCCGATGTCGGCACCGGCCTGCTCCTGCCCGACGACGCCACCGATGAGCCGCCCAGCGCCAGCGCCGAAGCCCTCCATCAACCCCTGTGCGCGTGGGGCGTTCGGACCCCAAGCCTCCGGTGAGGCGAGGTTCACGGCCATCTTGCCGACGTTCTTGTACGGACGCTCGGGGTCTTCCGGCTCGCTGTACTTCCCGATGAAGTCGGTGTTCATCTGTGACGCGAAGGTCGGCCCCTGCCCGCGCCCGACGGCCTGCGTCGGCGTGAACTGCATCTGCACGCCGGGCATGGCCTGCGAGCCCCAGTCGCCAGCGGATGCTGGCTGGCGGTTGACCCTCGACAGCGGCGGCATCAGAAGGCCGTCATCCGGTTGCCCGGCGAGACGGAGGGTGTCGGGAGGACGGAGACTTTCGGCGCGACGTAGATGTTCTGGTACGGGTTCAGGTTGGGCGCCGGGGCAGGGGCGGGCGCCGGGGCAGGGGCGGGTGGGCCGTACTGCGGCATCGGGGCAAGCGGAGCGCGAGCCGTGCCGGGCGGGCGGTACGACGGACTGGAGCCAAACCTCGGCATGAACGGGTTCGGACTGGTAGTGGAGCGGGTGGTCACGCGACCGCCTGCTACTGGCGTCACGCTCGTTGTCGGGGCGTAGGAGAACGGAGTGCCCTTGGCACCATTGGTGATCCGATAGACGAGGTCGTTGGCCTGCTGGAGGTTCATGCCCGGCTGCGAGAGAAGGTCAGCGGCCGACCAGCCCTTCGGCAACTTGGACTGGGTATTGGCTTGGTACGTGCGCTCGGGACCCATCGACCCAGCAGAAACCGTTCGCTGATACGACCTGACGCCGCCCCACTCGTCCAGTTGCTCGATCAGCGCGGAACGCTCTGCCTCCGTGCGGTCTGCGACACCCTTCGCCCGCAACTCTGGGACCGTGGTGCCCTGCCGCGCTGCCGCCTCGGCCTCGGCCCTCATCCTCAGCCCGGCGAACGACTTCGTCCGCTGCTCTGGAGTGAACCCGTAGGACCGGTTGTACTGGATGGTGTTCGTGAGTTCAGCGGACTTGTTCTGGAGGACGCCCTCGCGGGCGACATCCGGGTTGGCCCCGGTCGCGATGGCCTCGTTGTACCGCTTGATCATGTCCGGGGTCCAGTTGCCGGGCTTGGAGTACCACTCGCGCTCGGCGTTGGACACAGCCTCGTCGCCCTGACCGGCGATCCACTGCATGTGTTCCGATGACGAGTTGGCGTATGCGGAAAGCGGTGAGTCGAAGGCCGTCTGCCTGCCCCTGCCGTTCGCGTCGGTGGTGGACAGCGTGTTCGGGTTGATGAAGTCCTGCGGCGTGAACCCCATCTTCGGGGGAGCGCCCTTGCCGGTCTTGGGGAACGCCTCGGTCGGGACAACCTCTGCGGTGTAGTTGCGAACAATGGACCCGTCGGAGTCGCGACTGATCCGCAGCGTCCGGTTGTCGGCGAACGGATCGTCAACTGTCCAGATGAGCCGACCGTTCTGGTAGACGCCGTAGACCGGGACCTCAAGCCCTCCCGGCCCGACGATGTTCACCTGCTTGCCGACGGTGTCGTCCATCCCCGGATAGGGGTTCAGTTCACCGCTATAGGCACCCGTCGCCGTGTCCTGATACTGGTGGACCCTGACCTTGATCGGGACGGCCACCTGATACCGGACCTCGCCGCCCGCGCCGCCCGTCACGTACTTGCCGTCGGACGAGGTGTACGAGCCGTCGGACGGGGCGAACATCGGGATGAGGTTGTCGTTGCCCTTGACCTCGGGGGCGTTGCGGTCGAAGACCTCCCACTCGCCGCCGTCTGGGGTCGGCTTCCCGTTGCCGTCCGTTCGCACCACGATGGCGGCACCGGACGCGATGTTGTCCATCAGGAACTGGTTGTCGGCGACCTTGTTCGCGAGCGTGAAGGAGTCGCTGGTCGAGCCAGCCTCCTCGCCCGAGAAGCCGTACAGGTCGTCCTTCAGGTTCTTGCCGACTGATGTCGGCGGGGCAGGCTGGGCCGTCCCCGTGATCGGATCGTACTTGACGCCCAAGTTCGCCAGCGTCCCGACGATCCTGCCCATGACACCAGCAGCCATCGGGTTGAAGTTCGCCGAACCGGGATTGAACGAGCCGGGCGGGAGAGTCTTGGTCAGCGTGCTGACGCCCGGCCCAAGCAGCCACTTCTGGTACCGCTCGATGGCGTCACGCTGCTGCGCCGGGGAGGCACCGCTGCCCTCCTCCAGCATGGCGTCCATCCGGCCACGGTAGTACTCGTTGTCCTCAACGAACGACTCCTCGCCGCTCTTGCCCAGCGACAGGCCAGCAAGGGTCACGGAGGTCGAGTAGCGGTCGGCAGCGTCACGCGCCGCCTTGGTGTCCGTCTTCAGGCCAGCCTTCTGGCTCCTGCCCTCGCGCTCCGTCGCTCCGTTGCGGGCATTGTTGCCCAGCGTCGTGAGGGTCTGGACGTTGAAGACGCCGCTGAAGTTGGGATCGCCGTTGGCCCTGATCGCGTCACTGATGTACTTGCTCATGGCTGGGTCGTCCTGCAAGTCGGTCAGCAGTGCGCTGAACGCGGCAGGGTCGTTCTCACCCTTGGCGTTGGTCAACTTCGACCAGCCGTAGTCGGGATCGTTCAAGTCCTTGCTGTCGAGGATGCCACGCTGGACGGCGAACCCGGCGATCAGGCTTGTCGCCACGTCGAACGGGCGCTCCTGATTGTTGTACGTCCGCGCCTGCTTCCTGTAGTACGCATCGCGGGCACCGGAAGCCGCCCGGCCACGGCCACGGGCTGCTGCGGCCGACTTGAACCTCGCGGCCTTCGTCATCAGGTCACGGTAGACGGCAGAGTCCACCGGGACCTTCGCGGCCCACTTCCGGTAGAACGCCGCCATCTCCCCCTCGGAGGCGGTCTGCTCCTCGTACTTCTGCCCCATCTTCTGCTCTTCGATGGTGAACTCGTACTGGGAGATGAGGTTCTGGTAGTAGTCCCACATCGGGTCGCCCTGAGAGACATCCTTCAGACGCGCCTTCCAGTGGGCGAGGAACATCTGGTCGGTGACCTTCTTCCCTTCGAAGAGGCCACCACCCTTCCACGCGTCCTCGATGTTCCGGTCACGCTGATCCTGATACTGCTGGGCCAGTGCAACGATGGTCGAGGTCAGAGACGGGGCTGAACGGGGGAGCCGCCCGAAGCGTGCGCGCGTGGCTATGGCCGTGACCCTCCGAGTGTCGCCATCGGTTACGCCTCGCCTTCAGGCGGCGGCTGTGCGCCGATCTCCTGCTGGAACATCAGCCGGTTGGAAGCCTCACCGCCCTTGACCATCGTCTGGGCCATGACCTGCGAGCCCTCCTGCATCGGGCCTGCTCCCGGCGGTGCGCCCTCCATGTTGGACGGCATGACCTCGGCTGCGGGCATCGGCTGCTCGCCGCTCCCGACCTGCCCCTCGGCTGCGCCAAGCAGGGACCGCATGTCGTTCATGCCAGCCCCAGCCTCGGGCGGCACGCCCTGCTCCTGCTCACCGCCACCACCGACGGCCTGTGCGGCCTGATCGGCGTTCTGGAAGCCCATCGACTGCAACTGGACAGCCGTCGCGGCCATGACCTGCACTGCGGCCGGGTTGAGCGAGGCGTCGGTCTGCTCGTTGCGGATGATGTTCTGCTCGGCTTCGGGATCGTCCACGCCCGTGCGGTCCATGCCACGGATGGCCGACCACAACTTGCCGTCCACCAGCGTGCGTGCGATCTGCGCCGTCTCCATGTCGTCACGCGGGGTGAGCGATGGACTCACGATGTCAAGCCGCCCGCTGCCCAGCAGGACGCCCTCAAGGTCGGGCTCCTTCGCGGCCCACACGCGGCGCACCATCTCCCAGATTTCCCTGCGCCACTTGTAGTACAGGTCGCGCTTCATCGAGATGCGCGTCTCGTAGTTGGCGACCAGTGCGTTGATGGCCTTGCTCGATGACATCACGGATGCCGGGGCCATGCCGCGCAGGAGGTCGTTCAGACCACTCACATCGACCATCTCGCGGTCGATGCGGGTCAGGAACTCCTCCAACTGGAACGACGGCATCCACGGGGTGATGCCCTCGACCCGGTTGCCTGCTCCGGGGGCGATGACCTGATTGGGCTTGGGCCGCAGCCCCAGCGGGACCTGATCGGGCGAGTCAGGCCCGACCAACTGCCAGTACTGCGCGTTGACGATGTTGTGCATCAACTGCGAGCCGCTGGTCAGCCGCTCGTCCTTCTCGCGGATCAACTGCTCGATGTCGAACAGTTCAGGACGACCGTTGGACACGCCGGGGATGTACGAGTTGAAGAGGGGGATGTAGGGGATCACTCCCTCGTACTCGGCGAACTTGATGTTCTGGGCGACCCGGTTGCCGACGATGATCGCGTTCCACGTGTCGTGCTTGACGGGCTTCAACTTGCCCTTCTTGGGCACACGCGAGGTCGAGGGCTGGCGGTACCAGTAGTCCTGCACCTCGATGGCACCACCGACCCACATCGCCCGCCGCGCCGACGACCACGACCCGAAGGCGTTCGCCGGGAGCAGGTAGGGGTACGACTTGCCAGCGCCGTCGATCCGCTCGGTGCAGACGAGGCCGTACTGGGCGAAGACCGCCTCGGCCGTCATCAGGTACGAGTAGCAGGCCCAGTCGAGCGAGCGATAGTCGCTCTGGCCCCAGCCCATCCACAGGTTGCGTGGCTGGTCGATGACCTCGATCCTCGGGTAGCCAGACTCGGGGTCCCAGAACACCTTCGCGGCCGTGCGCCCGTACAGGCCCTTCACGACACACGCCTTGTGCCCCAGCAGGTTGAGATCGACCTCTGCCTTCCACGCCGAGTACAGGCGCTCCGTCATCGCGGCCAGCGAGCGGGCGTCGTCCGAGTCAACGAGGGGGACAAGGTTCTCGATGGGGGCCACGGCCTGAAGTGCGGCCGGGATGTCCACGTAGATCGGCGGTGTGTTGATGGAGATGTGCGCCTTGCCGGGCGTCGTGGCGCTGCTGTGGTACCACCAGTGCGATGCGCCCTTGTTGGCGATCACGGCCTCGTCGGGCGGGTAGTACAGCGAGTCCCAGCGGTCGCAGGCGGCTGCGAACGTCTGCTGGTCTGCCCAGTACTGGATGCGCCGCCCCTGAAGGTCGCCGAGAAGGTCTAGTTCCTCCTCGCTGTACTGACCAGCGGCGAAGTCGGCCTGCGAGAACTCGATGGCCTTCTCAAGGTCTAGGACTTCCAGCGCCACGCGCTCACCTCTGCTGTGCCGCCTTCAGGCGAGCCAAGAGTTCCGCCGTGAATGCTACACCCGGCCTGTCTGGAGAGAAGTAGTCGAAGGGCACGTTCTCGGCCGCAGCACCGGGGTTCCGCTTCGCCACGTCCACCGCGACGGCAAGGCACATCACGGCGTCCTGCTCGATCTTCCGGTCATCCAACTTGTAGCCCAGCAACTGGCGGCGCACCCCCAGCCACTTGCCCGACTTCGGGAGGCGCAGGCGACCCTCCTCGATCACCTTCTTCAACTGGTTCAGCAGCATCAACTTCTTCTGCCGCGTCCCGCCGAACTCCACCATCTTCACCGGGATCGGGAGCAGGTCCCTGAACATCTTCCCGCCAAAGCCAGTGGCGTCCACCCCAGTGTGGCACGTGATGCGCTGGGTTGGATCGCTGTAGGCGTTGTGTACGTGCAGCGCCAGCCCAGCGACGACCTGCGAAGTCTGACGACCCGTGAGCCGATCCACCCATACGCCATCCCAGTGAAGACCGCCCGAGATGTCAAGAACGATGCTCCACGTGGAGTCATAGGTCAAGGCCGGATCGACACCCTGCACGTAGCGATGCCCACGATGCGCCGGGACTGCGGCTGGCAGGTCGTGGTTGAACATCGCCTCGACCGACTGTGACCCGAAGAACGCCTCCCGTGACTCGATGGCGAAGCCGTCGATGTTCTGCGGGACAAGGTAGGGGGGCATGGACGAGAGCAGCCGGTCGAACATGCGCTTGTCGATGCCGAAGCCGATGTTCTCGCGTGTGCTGATGCGGAGCGAGATCGAGTCGATCTTCTTCTCGGGGTTGTCGGGGTTGCCTTCCTGCCACTTGTCCGCGAACGCCGTGAGGCCCTCGGTCATCGTGCCGATCAGGATCAACTGCCCGCCCGTGGACATGCGCCGCATGTGCAGCACCTCGTCCACGACGAAGTCGAAGTTGGGGTCGAACGCGCACTCGTCGTAGGACTCGCCGTCCATGTCCTTGCCGAGTGACCCGATGGCCCGCTCGCCGGTCGTCCTGAAGTGGATCGTGCCACCACCCAGCAGGGGGTGCATCTTGATCATCAGGTACTCGCCACGGTACTTGCGCGACCAGTCCGCGACGGACTCGCCCAGCGTCTCGGCCAGCGGGCACCCACGGTGCTGCGCCTCATGCGTGCCCGCGAGGAGTTTCGTGATCTCGTAGTAGACCAACTCCGACACCTCGGAGTGGATGCCGAAGTGGTACCACTCGTAGCCCAGCGCCAGCCACCGCTCCAGAGCGCGGATGTCGAGCGGGTTCGGGGGCTCCTTGCCCATCTTGAAGATCACGCTGTGCAGGACGCACACAGCGAGCCCCAGCGTCTTCCCGGCGCGGTTGCCCGCCGCGATGGCGAGCGTCAGGTAGCGCGGCATCCAGCGTGACTCGTCGCGCGTGATGTACGCCTTGAACAGACGCGACTGTCCACCGTGCGCCGTGAAGCCAAGGAACCGCTCGCAGAAGAAGTCCACGTCCCACCGCGCACGCATCATGTCGGCGGCGTAAGTGGTGCTGGCGAAGGCCCCGTACTGCTCAGGCCCCTTGGCCGTCATCGCAGCCGCCTGCACGGCGCGTGCGCGGCGCGTGCGAACGGGACCGGGATCGCGAGCCTCCTTGTTGCGAGACTCAGCGCGCCCCCGCGTGGTCGCGAGACTGGGCACTAGCGAGCGGGCTCGTACACGCCAGCGGGCGCGAGGCCGTCGCTGATCTCGAGAGGCGTC